TATGGAATCCATTAGCTTTTGGATATAAATAAGTAGAACTTGAACCTGCCTCTGCATCTGATGTATTTGGCTCTAGTTTTTGATTATCAGAGGCGTCCACAACAAGACCCCTCATTGTATCGAACATCTGCCAATCACCAGTGCTGTCAGTTCTTTTTATCATTATCCACTGAGGTTCAAAACCTAAGTCTATATCGGTTGCAGCACTTGCGGGCGCACTCCCACACTTGATAATGTCAGCATCACCATCAGGGCCGAACCCACCGTCACCATTATTGTGGGCGAAGAGGTAGGCTACGTATGTTGCACCAGACTCGTTTGTATTAACGTTTGACCCAACAGTAAATCCAGTAGATGTTGGTGCAGTATTGTTCCAGTAAGTTGTTGCAAAGTTATAGTTTGAAGTAAGATTTAGTATAAGCCTACCTTGTGCAGTATCCGCAAAGTCCTTATGCCAAGCAATCCAATGTCCAGTACCGCTTGTTTTTTTGACTACCATAAAGCCAATATCAGATCCTAAGTTGTGACTAATTGTTTGTGAGGTTCCATTTCCAGTATACGTCACCACATCAAAGAACTTAGGGGCTTTGCGGAATGTCCAAGAGGCTTTGTCTGTGCCATCCCCAAAGCCATCTGCATAAGCAAAACCATCGGAATTAAATGATGAGCAGTTTTCATATGAATTTACAATATTCGCATATGTTCCATTTGTAATTAGCTTATTGCCCGTTCCACGTTCTGTATCTGATATGTTGTTTTGCGTTGGATTTGCTCCAGCGTCAGTCCTAGACTTGACCCAGACCATTCCACCTTCGCCATCAAGATCAATTCCGTTTGTTACGGTAACAGGAGAAACTGAGTTTGATGAATAAAACAGATAAGTGCTGAACACATCTTCTACGTTCAGGGCTTCACCACCAGCGGCAGACATCATTAACTTTTTAATATTGCTCATTCTATATTACCCTAAGTTTAACCCTGCTGTGAAGCCTTGCCAAGTAGTACCACCATCATGTGTGTAAAACACAAACTGATCTACTGCAGATGCTGTACTTGTAAGCCGTGGAGCACCTGTAGCTGCATACTGATCTGAGTTAGGCCATACTACAGCAGCAGGCCATGTAACAGTATAGCCACTAGCACTTGCATCCTGTACAATCTTCAATGAGAACCCATAGGCTGTACCATTTGCAGGTGGATTGCTAAAGGTGAACGTAGTGTTTTCACTTAGTGTGTTACTAAATACGTTACCTGTTTCACAGTTAATTGTTGTTGCATTACTTGATGAAGTAACAGCCTGATAGGTTTCATTGTATGATGTTACTATAAGTTCACCATCAATGTCAACATCACCAGTGTAAGTTTCTAGTGAAAAGCTTGTAAGTTTACCATCAAGCTGTGTCTGGATGTTAGACGTTACACCGTCTACGTAATTAAGCTCTGCAGTTGTAGCAGTAACACCATCTAGGATGTTTAGCTCTGCAGAAAGTGCTGTAACGCCTAGATCACTTAACCCATCTGGTTTAGAATCTAGTGCAGCCTCTAGCCCATCTACGTTAGCGATAGTGTGGTTGTGGCTATCATCAGCAATGACTGTAGTGATAGTGATGTTAGAGGAGCCATCAAAGTTAGCAGCACCCGATACGTCACCGCCTAGGGTAATAGTACGTGCTGTAGCAAGAGTGCTTGCTGTAGTTGCGTTACCAGTGATGGATGAATTAATAGTACCTGTAACAGTAAGGTCACCGTCTACATCAGCATTACCTGTAACATTTAAAGTACCTACATTAGCAGTGTCTACTGCAGCAGTGTCAATGTTAGCTGTACCATCAATATAGAGGTTACGCCACTCAGAACCTACAGCACCTAAGTCATACGTATCATCTACAGAAGGTAGTACATTAGAGCTTACATCAGCAGCAAAGCTAACGGTGTCAGTGGCTGCATCACCAAAGGTAAGGTTACCTGCGATAGTAGCATTGCCAGTTACAGTGAGGTTACCACCAATAGTAGCGTTGCTTGTTACAGCTAAGGTGTCTTGCAGTGTAGCTGCACCCTGTACGTTTATTGTGCCATCTACGTCAGCGTTACCTTCAAGGAAAAGATCTTTATAGCGAACTGCGTCTGAGCCTAAACTAAGAACATTAGTAGTCTTAGGGCGCATTACAGTAGTTGTAACAACAATATCCTGCGCTGGGCCTACTACAGTAATAGGAGCACCCTCAGAAGAAGTACCATCATGCGTGTGACCAGTAGTGCTATTGAAAGCACTTTCTACGGCATTAAACTCTGTGTCTAGATCATCAGCATCAATAACGTTACCGTTAGCTATGTTGTCTGATGTATCAGTACGTATGTAACCTGTACCCATGATTTATCCTTACTGTCTATCTTCTGTAGTAAACTCTAGAATAGCGGTATCAAGAGTAAAACTTGCATTGGCACTATTGTCTTCGATACGTAGAGCAACAGTCTTTCCTGACCCTATCAGGTTATTCTTATATGTTTCATCGTTAGGACTGCTATACAGAGATGTACCAAAGATAGACTCTGTAGAGCCGAATACTGCACCGCCACCTGTACCCGTTATAGTAAACGCTGTAGGCTGTATGACATTAGCATCATTTCTGTCTAGTTTAATACTAGTATCACAAGTGAATGCACCCTCTGGTTTAAGATATAGGTCTAACTTATAAAAAGTCTTACGTACTTGAGGGTCATTAATTGGCATGTAGGCTGACTCAAAGATAGCGTCAATCTTACCACTGTCTCTGTTAGAACCTACTTCATGTCTGTACACATAACCATCTTCGTTAGCTGCATAGATAAGCTCAATATCATCAACCAGTAAAGAATCGCATACATGTACTTTGTAGCCTTTAAGCTCAGCCCACTGAAAGCCTTGTCCACCCTGGTTAATAAACTTTGTAGCTAGTACACCCTTTGCAACATTAGCCCTCTCTGTAGAGGCATAACTAAACAAACGATACTGTGCTTTTTCACGAATAACATAACTTGCAAAGTTTGTAGATGTAGATCTCTGTTTATTTAGAGTAGGGCGTATAGTCTTGGAAGTAACATCTAACCCAAAGTCACCAATACGTTCTGTGGAGCTAAGTGTTCTGACACCATCTGGTGCAAGGAACATAACGTCACCGCCGACTTCTTGTATTGTGTCAGGCTCTAAGCAACCAATGTCATCAGTAACTGTGGAAAGAGAGAAGTCTGCAGCACTAGAACCATTTATTTGTACAATCTTATCAGAGCAGAATACAATTAAGCTATTACGATATACTGCCATTCCTGTAATGGTAGAAGCTACATTGATAGATCCTGCACCGTTAGCTGGATCAAAGTCTGTATCTGCATAGGGTGCAGTAAAAACTAACTCAGTATCAACTGCAAAGAATAAGGTGCTCTTATAAAGTACTGCAAAGGACGCATTCTCAACCGCTGTGTTACCAGTGCCTGAGCCTGTAAGATAGGTTAGCGTACCTGCTGATACATCATAGTAAGCTGGATAGTTAACACCGTCAACAAACACAATCTTCTGTGTGCCAGTAAAGGTATAATTCTCTTTGCGTATTTTAGATATGTTAGTATCAGGTGCTGTACCCAAGGATGTCCAAGAGGGTGTAGCATCATTGGCATTGATCTCGTAGTAGATACCATTACGTACAGCAACAGCTTTCTCTACCCCTATCTCAGGGACAATAGCTAAGCCCTGTACAGCACCAGTGCCTGTTACTGCTACATCAGCTAACTTCTGATAGCCTAGTACTTTCTTATAACCACCATCTAGTGTCGGTTCAAAGTTTTGTAGAATAGATGCAGAACCTATGGCAGTCATACCATGCTGCAGAGGGCTAAGGTTAGAGATTAACCCCCCACCAAACTGTATAGGAAATGTTTGCCACTGTGTAGCCATTATTATGATACTCTTAGGCTAGGTTTATTGCGTGTAATAACTGTAGAACGTATGTAGTCATAGCGGTTTATGTACAAACTACGCATGTACTTAATACCTGATTCAAACTTACCCTGTGCAATCTGAGATGCCTGTGTATCAGCACGGAACTGATAAGCGTAGAACATAGCACCATCTACAATAGTATGCTTAAACTCAATAGGAACGTTAGGTACATCATCATACAACTCAAGTGATACCTGATTGCGGTAGTACTCATATACTATTTCATATGCTTTGTCTGGGGTAGGTATTATGAGAAACTCTTGACTAGGTGCTCGTGAAACATGACGGGGGATATCTTGTAAATCGCTACTAGAGTTATACTCATAATCAACGTATCTGTCAAGGTATTCTTGATAATCCATTGATTTAAGTTTAGTAGTGCTTACATTTAATGCGTCACTTTTCTTTATGCGAAAGCTTTGCATATCAATTAGTTTAGCATCAGTAGGATAATCGTAACGTGTTACACCAGGAGTAAGGGTCTCTTCTTCTAGGATGTGATTCCAAGGCCAGTTATACTCTTCATGGTTGATATGTCTTAGTGAGGCATTTACAGCATCCTTAGCTGAACTATAGAAACCTCCAGCAGTATCAAAGTTAGAACTTGTTAGCTCTACTTCATTAAGCCTGCGATTTACCTCGTTTACTAGCCCTAAATAGTTATATGCCATTATTTATTCCTTACACGTAAACGAACCTTACGTTCTACTACTAACCCATTCGTGTCGGCTATACGGCAGTAGAATTGATACTCTATATTATTATCACCAGAGCCTAAACGTGCAGTTGCTACTTTGTCTGTGTTAGTAGCAGAGATAAGCTGTATGCCCTTTACAAGCTGCCCACTAGGGATAAGCTGAGTCTTTACACCATCAGCGTCATCAACAAACCAAGTAACACTACTAAGTGTTGCACCGCTAAGAAAGCGTGACCAGTCAATGCTATAGTCTAGTATTTCATCAGGGTCTTTGTTGGGCCATTTAAGAGACATTATTATTATTCCTATGCTGCACGAACATACGCTGTGTTACCTAGTGTACTATACTCACCAATGTAAGCAGTACGATCTCTGCTGTAATTATCTTTAATTGACTCATAGTCAAACTGAACTGTGATAACTGTTTCATCACCTACAGTAAACGTACCCTGTACTCCTGTTGGTATTACTACAGCTTTACAGTCTAGTGTAACAGTGTTGCCTGATATTGTACCTGCTACACCTTTACCTGCTAGGCTGATGTTAGCGTCTGCATCAATAACAACTTCATCACCATCTACTAGAAGTGAGTCAGTGATAATCTGTAAGCCAAACCCTACAGGCTGAATAGTGGGTCCAAACCCTGCACTTACTGTAATACCACCAAGGCTTGCAGTAAATGCTGTAGACATTGTGATAGTAGGAGTTGTACCTACACCACCGTCTACTGTAATAGCACCTGCTGCACCTGTAGCTGTTACTGCGGATGGTACAACTACTGCTTCTGCTGCTGCTGTTGCACTACCTGCTGCACCATTAGCTTGTACCCCTGCAATAATAACTGTAGTACGTGAGCTAATATCAGGATCACCTACTGCACCTGTACCTACTACACCTGTAAGAGTAACTGCAATGTCGGCCTGCTCATAGCTCTCACCAAAGGTAGCTACTGAGAAAGGATTAGTTGAGTAGGCCATTAGTTACTCCTTATGCAGCAGCATCACTTGCGAGTACACCATACCAGTTTGTACCACCATCACGTGTATGGAAGACCAACACATCAGTTTCACCACTTGCAGGAGCATCTGGGGCTGTACCACCTGCCCACTTAACTGAGCTAGGCCATGTGACTGTTGAGCCGTTGCCAGTTAGCTGTAGGATGAAGCCTGCCGAGTACCCTGATGCCGTACTACCAAATGTGAAAGTAGTGTTGCCTGACATTGTAAGGCTAAACGCACCCCCACTATCGGGATCGCAGGTTGGGCTGGTTCCAGACAGCGCATCATAATCATCCTTCAGAGAACCATCTTCAATTGTTATGCCGTCTGTTGTAACTCTGCACTGACTTAAATTACCCGTAACAAGAGTAATCCTGTTTGAAGAAAACCCAAGATAAGTATCCGTATCACCTTCATGG